CTTGGGCTGCCAATGTATTTACAGAGCAATCAGCTAAAGGAACTTTTATACGTAAAAATCCTACGTTATTAAAATTATTAAGAAAACTTAAAATTAACACAAATGAAACTTGGGATAAAATACTCGCAGATGGTGGTAGCGTTCAAGGTTTATCTGAGCTTGATGGGGTTGTTATTGGCCCACACGAAATCCCTGCGAAAGAAGTATTTAAGACGTTTAAGGAGATTAATCAACTAGAGTTAGTTAATCAAGCTGGTATACGACAGCAATATATTGATCAAGCAGTTAGTTTGAATCTAGCTTTTCCTAGTGTAGCAACACCTAAATGGATTAATCAAGTCCATATGCAGGCTTGGAAAAATGGTATTAAAACTTTATATTATACGAGGACAGAATCAGTGCTTCGTGGAGATATAGCACAACAAGCAATGAGTGAAGATTGTTTAGCTTGTGATGGATAATTAAAAAAGGGGAGGTCTTACGACTTCCCCCTTTCTTGGTTACAGGAACTTTTGGGTATGGTACGCCCATTTATTTTTGTTCCTTATTTTAATTTCTACTACTAGTAGATTTTCTTAACCCACCTTTACGAGTGTTTTCACTAGTTTCTTTAACATCTACCCAAGTCTCTCCATCGGCAGCAAGCTTTTGACGACCTCCTATAGGTTTTGTTTTTCTAGTTACTTTTAATTTTCCCGAAGCTATGTCTCTTTTTCTTTTAGCTTCTTGTCGCTCAGCTTCCATAGATTTTCTTATATCCAAAGGACTTTTAGCCATAAATGGACTTGAAAAATTACTCATAATTTTATTTTTTATACTTAGTAGAACTCATTATCTTTAAAGTTGCTTCATCAGCTTCAGATCCTTTCTTAAATCCAACTTTTGCACCTGCTTTTAAACCAGCAACCGCGGCCTTAGCTAATTTATCTTCTTTATATCTTCTAGAATATCCAGCTGGAGCAGAAGTAGTATTAGTTGCTTTTTCTTTTTTTGGCCCAATTAAGCCAGCTTCTCTAGCGCTTTTCACCCCTCTAGCAACATCTTCTTGAGTTTGACCAGGTAGTATTAACCCTTGATTTAAAGGTGATGATTTTGTCAAGTATTGTGTACAGTGTTTTGATGTAAATGGTTTCATTATTTTTCTTTTTTAAACATTAATTTATATAGTAACGAGTTCCATTTACCTTTTAAATATTCGTTAAATGCAACTAACTTATTTCCGATTTTTATTAAAAACTTTCCCATATTAATAGTCGTCTCTTGATTTTTCTTCTTTAGTCATTTTAGCTTCAGCTTCAATTTGCTTTTTCTTCATAGCTTCAATACTACCGTGTTTAGCTATAGCCATTGAATCTCTTCTTTTGATACGATCCATTATATTCTTTTTTGTCTGAGGATTTAAAGACTCAAGTCTTTTCATAAAGTTAGGATCTTTAAATTCTGCTGGTACGTGCTCTTTTTTTTCTTGATTTAATGGAGTACCATAATTAGCACAGCTTTTCTTTTCTAGTGGTGTACCGTAGCTCATCGGACTACAGTGTTTTGACATAAATGTTCCCATGTTTATTTTTATTTTTTAGATTTATTTTTTTGACAAAAGTTTCTAGCAGCTTCTACACTACCAAATCCCCATTTTTTTAAAGCCATTGCTTTTTTAGTTGGTTCTCCTTTAGCATCTTTCATTGCGCCTGCCATACCAGCAAATCTACAAGCAAATGATACTCTTCTTTTACTAACACCTTTAGTTAGTCTTTTTCCCAATGACTTACCTGTTTCAGATTTATACTCTTTACGCATTTTTCTGTTTTGCTTCTCGTAAGCCTCTTCTTTTATGTTAAATGGTGTATTCATATTAATATGTCCAAATTACGTTTTGTGATTTATCTTTATCGATGTCTACATGTATAAACGTACTTGCAACACCTATTCTATTGAAACCTACTTCTAACAATGCAGTTAACATTTCAAATCTATCATCAGATTTTACGCATGCTACATCAATTGCTAAACCTTTTAAATGCGAAGATGAACTAACCCCACCAACCTTACGGTTATGAGACTCTGTTCTATATCCACTAGTTACACGTATTGGCTTACCGTAGATCTCTCTAGCTTCATCTATCATTTCAAGAAGCTTTGGATCCATAAGTTGACCACTACCTTGTATATCAGGCGAATCAAATTCTTCGTAGTTAAAATATTTCATTAGTCGTTATCTCTTTTTATGTGTATCCACTTGGATACAGTATACCCAATTGTAATTACAAGTAACAATATTTTCAAACCGTCTTCTATTTGTGTAAATGTTGTTACGCCGAGAGTCCCAGCGTTCATTGCGTATAATCTAATATCTGCTATATTCATTTTATTTTTATTCGCCGCAAGGCTCTCCTGTTTTAACGTTAATCCAATTTTCTTTTTCAAACCAGTCACGTAATGTAGCACCTTTTTTACGAGCACCTTTAACTTCCGATTTAGTTGATCTTTCTCTTTTACCTTGTGCAGCCGCAGATTCTTTAGCACGGATAACTTTTTCTTTAGCTTCTTTGCTCATTGATCTTACTTTTGCAGCAGGTAAACATACTTTACGTGTACCACCACCTTTAGCTTTATGTAGTGGTGTATTTCCTGGTTGTATATAAGCCATTATTTTTTTCCTTTATCTAATTTCCGCATTGCTGCGTTTCTAGCACACTTCATTTTAGCAGCGTAGCTAGGATTCTTTTTTCTATTAAATACTATTTGTTGGTTTAGACTACCAACAATAGCTTTTTTATTTCTGTTTCTAGATCTGATTAGCCAATTAGCTAAAGCATCACATCCAAGTTCTTTAAACTTACCTTCTGCATCTTCGTATTTAGAGTCTTTCCACTCAGGTCTTTTACTTGCCATTTCTTCTACAATTTTGCATGTTAATAAACCAGTTAGCTAATTGCACATCACGTTTAGTAGCTTCTCTTCTAGCTTTCAATTTGTTTACTTTAGTACAAGTAACATCACCTCCGTATAGTTTATTAATACGAGCTTTTAAAACTCCGCGATATGCTTTTGCCATTACTTCTTTTTATTACCGTAGTTTTGTGGTCCACCAGCTTTAGTACATCTTACACCCCAACCTGAAGCATAAGCGCTAGGCCAAACCTTAAATTTTCTTTTAGCAGCAGCTTTGCAAGCTGAACTAATTTTACCGTATAAAGGACTATTTGCCATCTTTATTTTTGTTTTGTAATTTTATAATTTCTTTGACTCTATCATCTTCTTTAGTTAAAGCTCTAATTTCTTTTTTAGTTAATCCTAAATCTAAAAGCATCTTAACTTGATCTGACTTGTTAAGATTAAATAATTTTTTAACTTGTTTCTGTGTTTCAGTTAATACTGGTTCTGCTTCAGCTAAACCAAAATATGGTAGTCCAACATCCCAACCTGACCAACCTAAAGCTAATGCAACTTTTTGCCAGTTTTCAGTAGCAGGATTTAATATATTACGCATGTTATTCATTTTCATAACAGCTCTATCTAATGGTATATTAAATATAGCTGATATTGTTTGCGCTCCTGCTAAATAAGCTGGATTGTCCATGCTGAAACCTTTTTCTTTTATTTCTTTACCATTCCAAGAAACAGTTCTAGCAGCTGATTTTAATTTTCTAATTTTAGATCCAAGAGCTGGAGCTATAGAAAGTAAATCATCAAGAGCTTCCTCAAACTTAGGCGATTTTTTATCTGCCTGTTCGGCTATTGTCATTAAAGAATTTTTAACACCAGCTATAACAGCACCTTGAATACCAAGACCTTTTAACTGCGAATCAATAGCGCCGTTTAAAGCTCTTTCTAGTTTTTGCTCTTTGTTAGCTTCTGTTAACTCTTCATCATCTTCATCATCATCAAACAATGCCCAAGCTAATCCACTTTGCAGTGCGTTAAACATTATGTTTTGTATTGCACCGTAATATACTATTTTAGATATATTAGCTCTCCAATCACCTCTTTTATTAACTAGATCTTGAACAGCTCTCTTTTGTATACGTACATACTGAAGCTGAGTGTTACCAAACTGAAGTATAATACGTCCAATCAAAGATCTTTGTTGCTGACTAATACGCATTGGACTACTAGACTGCTGATTTTCTTCAGCTATTAACCTAAAGTCTTCAAAAGCTTGTTGCTCTGCTAACTTTCTGTCCATACCTTGTTCAACCAAAGATTCTATTCTATTTCTATAAAATGTAGCACCACCAGAAGCAATAGCAAAACTATCTGCATATCTAGTAAATACAAAACCTTTGTTAAGTAAGTATGATATAGCAGCGTTAACTTTATTTTTGCTACCTTCAACAGCATCAGCTATTTCAGATTCACTTACATTGATTTTAAGACCATCTCGTCTTTCAAGCAAGTAATCAGAGTTCATAAGAGTTAAGAAGTCACCCCAAAATTGTTTTTGGTTAGCAAACGCTTTACCCGCCTTTAATATATTATTATCACCCCAATTTATAAAGTTTACCGCAGATATAGTCTGTAATACAGCAGATCTTGTGTTTAAGAACATTATAGCACCAACAGAGTTGTTTAACCAGTCTAGTATTTGATTAGAAACTCTATCACCACCTAATGGTCTGTTACTACCACTTTTCATTGCTCGAAGCGAGTCTTTCAATGCTTCTACATACTTAACACCAAAAGCAGCTTCAAGTTTATTCATATTCTTTTCAGAGAATATAATGTCTACATTTTCTTGCCACTCTTGTAAGTACTCTGCTCTATTGACTTTATTGATACCCGATATAACATCTGTTGTAATGTTACCTGCTGTCCAGTCTTTATCTGGCTTTGGATATGGTTTGCCTTTTTGTATATTAACAAGTTGATCAGCAAAAGCCTGTAGCTCTGGATCAGCTTTAATAAAATCTGTTAATCTTTTTTGATCACGCTTAGAAAGCCCTGGAACTTCTATTCCTTGAGCATCCCATATATAAGTTCTAATAGCGTGCTGATATGAATATTTAGAAATACCAGTTTCTTTTTCTAAAGTTTTTGGTACACCTTTAAATTGTTTCTTTAAAGCTTTGTAATCTCTACCAGCTGCAACCTTAGCTTGTGATATAGCCATTTCAGCTCTGTTAAAAGGATCTAATAGATTTTCCTTATAAAAAGCCATTTGAGCATCACCAACTTTTCCTTTGCCTAAAGTCTTATAAAGCAAACCTAAAAAGTCTTCAGCTGATGGCGTTGTAAAGAAAGTAAACTTACCTTTGTTTGCGCCTACTGTTTTAGCTTTAGCAGCAGAATAATCTTTGTAAGATTCGATACCTGTTTTTTGTTCTATAATATCGTTGAATACTTTATCAAAAGTTTTACGTTTACTAGCTTTAGCTTGCTGTACTTTTGATTTAACATCAACTTGACTAAGTACATCTTTAACAGCTTGAACATTTTTAACAGCGTCATCAGCAAAGTAAAAGTCGTTATAACCTTCAGCAGCTTTATCAGCTATCCATCTACCTTTTGCTTCAGCAGTTCCATCACCAAGACCTGTTATGTTTTTTAAAGGTATATCAATACCATTAACTTTCATAAATTCTTGTATAGGTTTAGCAGCATCAGCAGGTCTTGCTGTTAATATAAATATATCTTCAGTACCTCTTACTTTAGCTATTTTTTGAGCTACGCTGAATAATGGTCCTTTTTCACCTTCAATAACTTTGCTAAACTCTCTAAAATCAAACTTTGCGCCTTGACTTTCTAGAACATTATATTCAGTGGCAAAGTCACTTGCATCAACTTTACCAACTTTGTTTGCGTTTATGCCAGCATAAACCTTTTGTAAAAAGTCATTAGGTAATGGTTTACCATATTCTATAGTTTCTGTGTTAATTTCGTATAAACGATCACCAAAGTCTTCTCTATATTTTTTTAAGCTCTCTTGAACACTTTCGTAAGTTTTCTTTACGACAAAATCAGGTAATGATCTTTCTGCTCTAGCTTTATTTCTTTCAATAGCTGTCTCAAGTGGTGTAGTAGCTACAACCATGTGTACTTCATAACCAGCATCTTGTAAAGCTTTTATTTTCTTAGTAGTAGCATTGTAAGAAGCGCCTGTACCATCTATTACCATACCATTACCTGCAGCGGCGTATTTATCAAACTTAGCTACAGCGGCTTTTCTAGCAGCGGCACCAAGCTTAGATCTTAGTGATCTTTGCTCCGCTGTATAATCAGATTCTTTAGCTGGTAATTTAGACTCAGCTTTCATTGCTTCTAATGCTATATCTTGATTAACTACTTTATAACCACGTCTACCAAGCTGTAATCCTTTGCCGACATTTGTTTTACCAGCACCAGGGCCACCAACCATAAATATAGCTTTTAAGTTTGTAGCACCTTCGCTAAATCCACCTTCTACATTTGGAACAGTATATAATACTTGACTTTTAGATCTAGCCAATGTATCGTCAAAGTCGAACACTCTAATCTTTTTAACTGGAGCATCAGGACGTCTAGCTTTGTTTAAAGCTTCATCTAAAATACTTTGATTATAAATATTTTGTTGAGCAGATATCTTCTTTTTGCTCTCCATAGATTTAGGAAGAACAGTATTTAAAGCGTTTTCAACTTTAGGAACATCTTTAACGCCTTGTTCATTAAGTTTTAAACCACTTGGTGTTATGCTAAATGTTTCAAAAACTGTTTTACCTGTAGACAAAACTATATTACTAGGATCTATACCACCTCTAGTATTTGCAACATTTATATTAAAGTATCTAGCCCAAATATTGTCAGTTACTTTCCAACCTTCAGGAGTCATAGCTATATAATTAAAAGGTTCGCCATTTGGCTTTTTACCTTTTAATTTTTTATCATCAGCCAAAGCTAAAGCACCTTGAAAATAATTTTTTTCAATATTTTTAAAATCTTTATTTATTGTTCCTGCAAACGCAGAGTTAAATAAATATTTAGCAACTAGACTTGCCGGCATTGTATGTTCTTCTACTATACCGCTAGAAACATCTTTAGAATAAAACTTAATAGGTGCAGATGTTCTAACAAAGTGGTTCATTCCTTGACTAGTGCTAGAAAGCAAGGCTATTATAAATGAAGTATTGTTTTTATTTTCTTTCATTAAAGTTTCAAAAACTTTAAATAAATCTTTAAGTCCTTGAAGCTTAGCTTGTTGTTCTTTTTTAAACTGCTCGCTGTTAAATTTATTTATAAATCTTTCACTTACTTTACCTTGTCTGCCTCCAGTTACATATGTGTCTCTAAATACCGCTTTGCTTATATTGTCATTTTCTTTAGCAAAAACCGCGTCTTGCAGTAAAATACCTAATTCACCTAAAGTGCCATCTTGTTTTAATAATCCAGATGTAAAAAAGAAATTTCTTTTAGCCGCACTCATTCCAGCATTAGCAAAAGTTCCATTTGTAAAAAAAGATTTTGGAACTCTAGGCGCTAACACGTTAACAACCCAGTCTTGCATTTTTTTAACATCTTCAGAGTTTTTAGAGCTTATAAAATCGACATCAGCTTTCTTAGCAATATAACTCCATCTTTTGTTTTCAGCAGCTAATTCGTCAGAAACTTTTTCAAAAGCTTGGTTTTCTATAAACATGTTTATATCTTCAACAGCTTTTCTTTTGCTAAATTTAGCTCCACCAACAGCTCTTTCAGCAGTTGTAGATACTAGACTTTCAAACATACGGTTTCTAATATGCAGGTTTAATAAACCTCGTATTGTTTGACCAACAGCGTCTCTATATATTGGCTTAACAGGCTTTTGTCTAATAAGATCCATATAATCTTTTAAAGTACCAGTTAACTTACCATTTGTATACAATGCGTTCATTACGTTTCTAGGTAAGAAAGTACCTTTACCAAAACCATCTTTAGTTTCTGGTAATCTAGCAAAATCATTATTAGCGTTTTTAAGTAAAAACTGTTTAGCTGTTGTTAAACCTTCAGAATCTGTTTTCTGATAGTTTCTAGTTTTATCAGTTATAGTTTGAGGATTCAAACCAAACATACCAGCATATATATCTGCTACAGTTTTAGGTACATTTCTAGTCTGACCAAAAGTTTTTATATCTTGACCTTTAAAAGCTTCTTTTGTAGCTTCTGTTATTCTAGTTTCAACTTCAGCTTTATCTTTAGCGCCTACTTTTTCTACTTGCGCTTGCGAAAACTCAACTGTTTCAGTAGGTTTTTTGGCTATTGGTTTTTCTTTCGTAACGGTTTCATCAACTTCTTCAGCTACAACTCCTTTAGCTTCTGTTACATCAGTTGTAAATTCTTCACCTAAAACTCTACGTGAAGCTTCAATAGCTCTAGATGGTAAAAACTTATTAATATAAGCAGCTAATGGCACGCCTGATTCTGGTTTGTATTCCATTATTAAATCAAGTATACCTCTTGGTCCTGTTTCTATTTCATCTGTAAGTAGTTGACGATCAAAATTAGGCGCTTGACTTCTAGACTCTACTATTCTATTTGTGATAGGTTTAAACTTGTTTATAATGTCCATAGCTGCAGAAACACCTTGGTCATCATATAGTCTTTGAACTTCTTGAGAATCTTCTACTCTTTTACTTTCTTTAGCTATTGATTGTTTTAAGTCTGTTATTTCTTGAGGAGCTATATCAACTTCAACACCTTCTACAGCGGCTTTTTTTAACCCTCTAGAAAGACCTTGTTGTCTATGAACACTTCTGTTGTAATCTTTTATAAAGTTTAATACGTCTTTACCGTTTTTAAACTTGACTTTCATACCCATAGCACTCAATGCTCTACGTATAAAACCACCTATTTTATCACCTATAGTTTCATTTATCTCAATAGTACCTTCTGTTAAAGCTTCACTAGCAAGAGTTAAAACCTCTTCCATAGTATCAGCTTCTGATATATTAGCGTCTTCTACATATTGATCTAGTCTAGCTTTAAACTCAGGTTTTATTGTAATGTTTTCGTTTGTTTGTAGTTCATTTAATAATGACTTACCTAAAGCTACGGCTGCTTCTGGTTTATTTTTAACAGTTTCATAAAGCACAGCATGTCCTGTTTCGTGCTGACCTTCTGTAAACGTTCTATCTTCCGTAGCAACTTCTTTGTTTAAAACTATAATTCTACGACCATCAGGTAGAACAACGAATGTTCCATAGTTATCAGAGTTTTTAGTATCTATTTCACTACCTTCTTCTTTCAATGTTTCAATAGCTGAATCAACATCTTCTTGAGTTTCAAAAGACTCAAAGCCTACACCTATTTCTTCCGCTATTTTTTTAGCACCAATATCTATTTTTTCAGATTTATCTTTTGTAATTAAATCACCTAATTGTTTGTCTATTTCAGATAATCTTTCTGATTGTTCTTTAGTTAAACTTGGGTTATCTATTGACTTTATTTCTTGCTTAAGCTTTTTTTGCTCTACAACTAAGTTAACTATAGGAGCTTTATTTTTAGTGCTAATACCTAAAGGTTTAATAGTATTTAAAGCGCCTTGTATTTCTCTGAAATTATTTTTAATTTCGTTAGATTTTTCTACAGTAAAAACTCCTTGTCCAACTTTTTCATTTAATTCAGCATCTAATTTTTTCTGTGTAAATCTATTTTCAGTTAACTCTGAAAGTCCTTCTGTTAGATCTGGAGATTCATAAGCGTCAGTTAGATTTTTATATTCAGTTTTATTTAGATCGTTTTTAACGCTATTATCTTCTAAAGTATTTCTAATTATTTTACCACCTACTCCAGTCGTACTCATACCACCGCCCATAGCTCCACCTACTAGAAAAACATCTATTACCTCTTTAAAGTAATTATCAAAAGCATCTTTTTTACCCAATATAACAGCATCAGCCATTCTATTTATTGTTTCTGTAGCTGATTCAGATAAACCTTCAGCGCCATAGTCTTTGCCTATACCCAACATTACTTGAGTTAAAGATTTCTTAACTTCATTTGCACCTTTACCTGAAAGATTTTTAAACATCTGACCGCCAATCTTTTTGGTAGTTACTTCAAGCAGAGCTTCTGAAGCACCTTTAACCGTAGAATAACCAATAGTTTTTAAACTTAGTTCTTCACCTTCTTTTTGAGCTTCAGCAGAAGCACCTGCCGCTTCTCCTGCAAATATAGATGCTATACCGACATATGGTATCATAGACTGAACAACTGATGGTAAAGATCCTAAAGCGTCTGAAGCTGTTCTAACTGTAGCTTCTACAAAATTACCCTTAGCATATTCTTCACCTATAGTTGTTTCAAATTGAGTTAAATCTTCTCTTATTTTTTCAGCTTTTTTAACTGACTCTTCGTAGTTTTGTAAACCAGTGTTCGCTAAATCTGTTAGACCAGGTTGAGGAGATATATTAGCTAAAACTTGCTTAGTTAAAGGATCTAAAGCGTCATATCTAGCTTTTTCTTCGTCGGTCATAAACTCTCTAGAAATAGCGGCTTGAATTTCATTTAAAAATGTAGGTACTCTTGATAATTTACCTAAAGCATCTACTGTTGCTGCTTTTATTTTAGTACCTGTTTCTTGCCAAAAATCCCAATCACCATCTTTTTTTTCTTCAACGGTGTCAGATGTTACATCTTGATCAACTTGTGGTGATACCGAAAAAGTATCTTCCAAGCCAAATTCCGTAGCGGGTTGTGGTGCTTCTTGAGGTCCCATTGACGGAGCAACTGCACCCGGTACACCGTCTTTTTTCTTTACTGTACCAAGATCTACTTTATCAAGCTCTACAGTTTCTGAAATTAAAACTTCATCTTCTTCTTTATTTTTGTTTTTCCAATCTTTAGTTTTAGAGAGGATTTCATCTTGAGACAAACCTTGATCTTGTAAAGATGCTACATATTCTAGTAATGTCATTTAATTAAATTTTTATAGGTTATTAGCTTCGATGAATGCTTGTGCTTTAGCTATTTTAGCTTCTTGTAAATCAAAAATAGCAGCGTCTTCTGGAATTGTAGGTAACTGATTTTTAGTAAACTGAAGTAAATAATTATTAATAAAGTAATCTTTATATTTTTTAGAGAACTCATCTTTTTTACTTTGATCTAATGGTAAATCTTCTGTATAAGACCAGTATTTACCTTCAGACAAGTAAACGTTCCAAGCAGCTATAGTTTCTTCCTCAGAAGACATTACAGCAGCTATCTCAGCGTCTATAAAGGGTTTTGAAACTCTTTGTATTTTATCTATATCGTATTTTAATACATTTCTACCTTTACCATTACCTATTTCTATAATTTCATAATCAAAGCTACCATCTGCGTTTTTTAGCACAAACTCTTCTTTTATTTTAGCGTTAGGTTTTAATTGGTCATTCTCACCAATATCTGATGTTGGAAACACATTGATTTCAGTTAAGAGCTTTTGCATATCCTTACTTAACTCAGGTGTCGATGCAACTATTGTAGTATCAGATTCATTAAGAGAACTTAAAGCAGAACTATTTATTACTAATGGCTTTTCAAAAGCAGGTCCTGTAAAAACAATATCTTGACTTCCATCTTCTAATAAATGTAAAGCAATATCATAGCCATCAGTTTTAGAAAAACCTGGTCTTCTTTGTAATATACAATTAACAACAGTATACTCGTAGTTGTTGTTTGGGTCAAAGTTTGCGTCTTCTGTTATTTCTACATTAGATAAAATCATAGCCAAAAAATCTAAAGCAGCTTGAGGCGCTTGCTCTAGTTGCTTTATTTTATTTAGTTCATACTCACAATTATCAGACAAGCAATTATTAGTTTCTACAGCTATTTTAAGCTTAGCATATACTTTACCAGTGTCTCTAAAAGCTTTACCTAGTATATCAAAATTAACATCAGATGATCTAGCTATATACTCTTTATTAAAGCCCATGGCGCTGCTTTCGACCATTTGCTTTATAGTAAGATTTGTAATTACATTTTTATTACTCATTTCTTTTTATTATTAACCAGCTGATGGTGAGTTAAACGCTCCAGATAATCCTGCCTGAGCCAAACTACCAAACATACCTGTTATAGCCGATGTTTCGTCTGCTCTAGCTTGAGCTTCAGCACCTTTTGCTGCACCCATTAAAGAAGCTGTCCTGTCTATTTCTTGTTGCTGTCTTCTTTCTGTTTGAGAGAAAACAAATTCTTTACCAGCAGCTTCAACGCCTTGCATTCTAACTTCTTCTGCTAGTTTTTGTTGTTGCGTTTGTTGTTCGCCTTGAGCTCTTAGTTTTTCATTTTGAGCTTCTTGAGATTCTATACTAGCCGCAACACCTCTTTTACTTCTTAAAGCTGCATTGGCTAAAGCAGTAGCTCCACCAGCAGAAGCTCCAGTAGCTCTTAAAGTGTCTAATGTATTTGCCAAAGATAAATCAGCTTCTTCTATTTGTATTTCAGCCGCTTTAGTAGCTACGCTTAAACTAGAAAAAGGATTAGAAATCATACTACTTAAGCTTTCAGCACCTTCGTAAGGATTTATAATTTCTTGTCTATTAGCTTCTAAGTTATTTAGTTTTGCTTGAAGTCTTCTAGCTTCTCTAGCAGCTCTTCTTTTGGCTTTTCTAGCTTTGCTAGAACCAAAGAGACCACCAGCGATGCTAGCTACTCCACCTATTATTGCTCCAACCATTATTTTATATTTTTACTATTAATATCCATTGTTAAGAATATAAGTTGATCCAACTGAGAAAAGTTGTTTTTCTCCACCGGGATCAGTTGATGAATCTGTTGAAAAAGTTACGTCAGCGTAAAAACCTTTTACACCAGATATTTTATTGCCAAAATTAATTTCTCTCTCTGATACTACAGAGTCGTTTGTTAAGCTTGCAACGTATTTATTTTCTTTTAAATTAAAACCAGCTTGATATTTATCCAAAGGAGGCGTTGATGTTCCGTAAGCTGTTAAGTAATCATTTCTGTTAACAACTAAGGATATATTTAAATGATCATACTGCTGCACGTTTATATCTTGATTTACAGTTACTGTATTTGTTGCGCTTTCAAAGCTAACAACAGTTGTATTATCTGGAACACCATCACCAGTAACTACACCTCCTATAGGTATTAAAAATACTTGACCATATGTTTGACTAGGGTTTATTTGAAACGTAGTTAACGTTGAAGGCGTAGAAGCTACTAACACGTCTAGGTTTGTAACTACGTATTCTCCTTCGTAATAACTTTTTATTCCAGAAGCTTCATCAAATGTAATAGGACTTGTTTCGTTTGTCCAGCCTTGTGGTGTATATAACTCCCCTGTTCTATCTGACGTGAGATTATTCATTTGCCAACCGCTAGTACCTTCGTAACTTATGGTTTGAAAAGTCTTAGAATTTGCTGGACTTTGATTTAACACAAAACTTATAGAACTTTGACTTGTAACACCATAAAAACTACCTCTTGAAACATTTGCACCAGTCGCGGTGGTTGTAGCATAATGCTTAAATAAACCTCCGTTTTTAGCGCTATAAAAAACATTTCTTAAGCTAAATATTTGCTCTGGCTTATAAGTAAAAAAGCTAACCCAACCTTTAGCTTTTTCGTCAAATGATAAAGTATTCCATTTATTAGAATTTGGATCAGCCACAATGTTTGGCTGCATTGAAACTACGTATTGCGAGTTATGAACATCATACCCACCTATAACGTATCCTTGTGTATTGTTTCTATCAATAGACGTTAAAGTATCTCTAAAGAAATCAACCATTCCATATTCTGACACTTCAGTTATACCATCTCCACTTAACCTAAGAATAGCGTTGTTATTTTTATCAGAAAAATACTTTCTATAACCATAAACAGCAAAACTTTCAGGGTTTTTGCTTATACCGTATTCACCAGGATAAGGCTGTATTGTTCCTATAACTAAATTAGATGTAGTTACAGAGCCACCGCCTTCAGCCGAATAAATAGCGTCTTTGTCTATTAAAGCTCTTGATACTTTGTTTTCTTGAAATATAACAAGATTTGTATCTTCTGCATAAAGTTTTTGTATTGACCCATTTGAAGGGTCTGCACTTTTAGTAATATCTTCAGCAACAGAAAAAACATTAGACTCGTTAACTCCTGTTCTAGAATTAAATATACCAGAATATATTAAAGAATTTACTCTAAACGAAGCTGATTCATCTTCTTCAACTAAATAAGCTTTAGCGCCAAAATCAACAGATGTATTATTATATCCGCCTCTAATTCTAGATTCTTCTATAGCCCAGTTTTGAGGTTCTAAAACATCATTAACAACTTTGTATCCACCTAGATCACTAGGTATACCTAAAGATCCATTCCAAATAGGTTCGTCCGATGAATTTGTCTTCTTTAATACAAAAGAGTTAAAATACTTAACCTCTATTACTGCTCCCATATTGTAATTATCACTTATTTTTATTTTAAATTACAGTTCAACATTCCATCTATACTGATCTACTTCTTCTTGAGGTATATTGGTTGTGGCTTGTAGTTCAGCATCATACGTAACAATAGCGTTTGATGGCTGCGTATAAATACCTTTACTTGTTCCTGATTCTATTCTTCTAATATACTTGCAATTTGTCCTCCATTGTGAATGTAACTCCGCTTCACCTTGTACGAAAGAAGCTCTTAGCATCCTAGCACCTGTTCTACCAAAAGGAAGATTAACGTCACTAGCTCCACCTAAAATAGTTAAATTATTACCAACTCTGTTTATTCCTCCACCTGTAAAACCTGGCCCAAAACCTGTATTATTACCACCTTCTATCAAAGAACCTACGTAACACAACTCTGGAAAATTTGGAAATTGCCCTGGGTCATCGCTGTTTGTAAAAGGCTGACCAGCGTATGTTTGGTTGAGGTCATTAAAACCTTGCTCGCCATTAATAATGCCACCGATATCTGTAGACCAAGGCCCGTTGTACAAGTACCAGCCTTGAGCAGCTACAGGTCCTTCTGTTACTTTAAAAGTTGTATAGTATTGCCAACACCGTGATGATAAACATGGACCTTTCATAGCCAAATTAGGATTAAAAGGACTATACGCTCTAGTAAAATACCTATAAGTTTTAACATCTTCAACTCTAACACCAAAATCAACAACAAAATCAACTTCAACTGAATCATTTTCACCTCCAGCGTCAGTAACTCTTACAGTAAATTCATATCTATCAGCAGGTATAAATATACCTTGTATATTAAAAAGAGTTATTTCAAAGTTACCATTAGGGTTTTGATATGCGTTATTTAATTCAAAAAATCCAGATTGAGTAATATTATTTCCTGAAGAGTTAATTATAGATACAATTTCAACACTGTTTTCATTTAATATATTAGATAAATTAACGTTACCACTTCCGTTCTGACATACTATAGTAGTAATTTGGTAAGTTGATGGGGTTACTAATATTTCTTCTCCAGGACTTGGGCTAGATATGGTTGGGCTTAAATTTGCAAGATCTAGCTGTAAAGAAAATGGTGTTACTAGATCGTTTACTGTAGCTTGAAGATTTATAGTAAATTTTCTTAATTCGTCGTTATTATCAAAAAATATATTATTGAAATAATTTGTATTAACTCTTATATTATACTCGTTAGCACCTGGAACAACCTCATAAAGTTCAAAATAATTTACGTCTTCTGGTATAGGTGTTACATAGTTTTTTTGACTAACTATTTCTAGCGGAGAATTAATACTAGAAACTGGAACTTGAATTCCAAAATTATCAACAATAAAAATACTTGATGAAGAAACATTATCACCGTCTTGAATGCCTTCATTAAAAGGTGTTGGGTTGAAGCCAAATAGATCAGCTCCACCAGAAGATTCATTTAAAACAGCATTATTCAAATCTTCTATCAATCCAGAAGTAGAAGTTTCCCAAAATATATCTAACAAACTCTCTTCAGGTTTTGTCTCATATACAGCTAAGTATTGAATACCTGGTAATTCTTCACCTGTCACCACTATGTCTTTTCCGCGAGTAACTGAAACGCTTTGGTTAACTTCTATTTTACCCAAAGTAGAAATATCAACGCTAGTTCCAGCGTTTACATTAACTACATTGTTTAATGTTATGACTTTAGGTGATACCGATGAATTACTAGAAATAATGATTGTTCCATCAGGTATACCAGGTCCTACAACAGAACTGTTATTGGCTGGAACTGGATCGTTGGTTGTTATAGTGTTATTCGTAGTAGCAGTTGCAGTTGTAATTGTAACAGGTGACGAAGGTGGTGTCCAAGCTGATCCTGAAACTTCTAAATCTTCAGGAAGCCCTTGACCAGAAACTTTACTACCTATGACTATAGTACTGACATCGCCAGAAACGTTCGCTACTTGTATTATGTTTGTTGTTGCAGAAACACCAACTGTAGCTGTTACGGGATCATAATTTGTTGTTGAAATTTGCCCTATCTTTTTATTAGTACTTATTTTAGCTATAAGCGGATTTGAATCTACAGAATAAAATTGAGGAAAATAGTTTGGTCTAGGAGCGGTGTCTCCAATTGTAGTATATTCGAATAAATCAGCAACAGTAGATATAGTAGAAACAGTATCAGATGATCTTTTCGGATAATATTGAGTGTTTGCAGCGCCTAAATTGCTTGTTGGATCTATGAGTATGTCCGTGTTTTCTACTCTACCAAAAAGTTGAACAGAACTTCTAAACTGTCTTTGTTGAGGTCCTACCTCGCTTAAATCTCTTGGCACTTTATTTATATTGTCATTTATTAATACAATATGAGAGGTTTTACCTATTTCCAAAGATTGATCTACAGGATACGATGCCATTATTCCAGGCAAATAAACATTATAATATTCTTGCTCTGTTTGTTTTATTACTATCTTATAACTGTACCAACCTAAAGGATTATAATCTAAACTAGTAGGATCTCCATTGTATATCCCAGGAGTTCCTAGTTGGTTGTTTTTGGTGGAAGATATAACTTCATTAAATAGAATCTTTAAGGAATCTCCCGCCCAACTACCGGGTATGTAACTAGCAGAGTTATCTTTATACGCTGAATATATTGTATCTCCAGAAAAACTAAAAAGACCAACTTTAACTGTATCTTTGTTGTTAGATAATAAAACAGTAGATGTTCTACCGTATCTATCAGAGAGAACTATACCAGCTTGATAATTTCTATTTGTTTTAACTGTACTATTCGGATATTCTATAATACTTGTTGTTTGCGTAGTATCAGCCCCTGGTTCGAAAAAAACAATACTTGAAGCTGCTAAACCAGTGACACTTTCACTTAAAACTATATCATAATTACCTCCGCTAGCGGTTATAGAAACAACCTGAGTGTCTTCTGGTATAACACCTGAGCCAGTTACTAAAGTCATAAAGTCGCCAACATTTGGTAAAATTGACCCAGCTTTTACTGTTATAGTGGTTCCTGTATATGGACCACCTTGAACTGACGCTGTAGTTGATTTTAAATCAAAGTCAGATTTTTCAGACACAGCGACATTGTAATTCAAACTAGGTGGTGGAGTATGCTTATCTTGATAGTTAGCATATATAACTCTATTGCCAGATACTTCTTGAGCTAAGGCTTTGACAGGTATTTTATCAAAAACTCTCGTTGTAGTTTTTTCTGGTAAAGTTTTAAAAGGATTTTTTGACTGATAATTATAAGAAAAATAGTTTGGATTATCAGCGTTTAATATAACATCGTCCAATAATGTTTGAGGTAAATCTACTGTAACTTGGCCACCAGTAGAAGGATTGTTTAAATCTATTGGATCGTAAGAAACGACTTTAGGTTTCCCTACAATACCAAAACCTGTTATTAAACTTCCAACATTAATACCACCTTGCAGATTATCTATATCAAAAACAGTTTGATTTGTTACAGCCCCATTAACGTTAAAAGTTCCGGCAGAACTTATAACATCTTCAATAGGAACCGTGTCTACAACTTTTACCGCTACAGAATTAGACTCTTTGTATAATATATCTATGTTTTTTATTTTTAAACTATTAGCTATATTATAATTTGAAAAAGGAAGAGGTATTTTTAAGTCTATACTATTAGCTTTATTTTCAACGAAACTCACTATAGTACTTCTGTACGCATCAGACTGATCATTAACTTCACTTAAGTCATCTTTTTTAACATACATAAAATATCCATCTTGCTTTGGTATAAAAGCAATTTGAGTAAAAGGAGCAAACAAAGAATATTCGTTATCTTCAAACTGAAATCGGTAACTAAACCTAGCAAATTTATCTTCTAAAAAATCAGGATCTCCAGCAAAATCTGGGTCATAGTAAGGATTTGGGTTTAATATTATTTCTGTATTTGCAGTTAAATTTTCAAAAACAGAACTAGTAGCTGTTATTGTCCAAAAAGGATTGGCAGGATCTGTAGTGTCATTGTAAACAGCTGTATCAACTTCCGAATTTGGTATAGGTATTATTTTGCCACTAACATTATCTACATATGCTAAGCTAGAACCTGAGTCATAAACATCTGCTTGAGTTATTATATCTCCTTCAAAAGATTTTAGTTCTATTGTAGATTGAGGCGTTGCTCCTATAGCAGTTCTTACATTTCCAGCTCCACCATTTGGATAATACTTGCTAACAACATCTTTTATAGTAGATTCATTCTCTCCATCTACTGTAGATAAATAGCTTTTTTCGTAAAGTTCTATACAAGAATAAGGGTTATATTTTGCAACTGATATTTGATCTTCAGTAGTATAATAAGTTGGATTAGATAAATTAGATGGATTAGCTAGATCTACATTTATTTTTCTTGGCTGATTTCTGTTGTCTGTCCAAAACAACAAGCTTTCTAACATATTTACACCATATATAGGATTTGTTTTAGAGAAATTTAAAAAGGCTCCTTGGACAAGTAAAGTTAAGCTATTGTTTTGAACATTACAGGCAAATATATAGTTTTTAGCATCTGGACTGTAAGGAGGATTATTTGAAAATGAATCATTTATGTATGGGTAGTTTGTAAGAAAAACATATACTGTATTTAATTGATCATTTGCTAAATATCCTATGCAGTAAAGATTAGATACTCCAGTAGCCGCTTCGAAATCAAAAACCTTATTGTTACCTAAAACATTTTCAACCGATCCAACAGAGTCACCTTCTGATCTACTTATTTGTACATTTACAGCATTTCTATATTCTCCGCTTGGTATCAAGCGAGCGTCTAAGTCTTTATTCATCTTAGACTTTAAAAAAGTATTTATAGCTTTAGCCATTTAATTTTAGTGTTTTATCCATTTAGATTTACCTCTCATAACTTGAACTATTTCAGTTAGTTTTATGTTAGATAATCTAATTTTAGCGTTTCTTAATTTAGAGCTTCTGTCTCTTTTAAGTCTTTGAACTAAATACTCAGGTTGATTAGCTCTAGTAGATACTATGTAGTGTAGTATAGAAGCGTATAAAGCTTCTTCTGCTAGTTTAGGTATTTTAGTATCTTTGTCGTATGCTAAACCATCAGAGATGTATTCTAAAACAATTAACTTATCAACTAGGTCGCTTGAAAAGGACATCTTGCCTTCTCTTTCGTCTATTGTAAAATAACCATTTACATTAGCATATTGTGGATCTGTACCATAAAATTGACCTACATTCCAGTTACCGTTATATCCGTAAGCATTGCTAAAATAAGCCCAATCATCTAAATCAAAATTATTATTTAGAATCTGAGTATTCATGCTATCAAATCTTTCCTTAGTTAAAGAAGTTCCTTCTATGTTTTCACCAAAGTTGTCTTGAGTAGGAACACCTTTATTATCTTGAATAGGTGTATTATATGGTATTGTAGTCAAGTTATTAGTAGGAAATATAGGTCTTTTTACACCATATTTATCTATCCAAGATACTTTAACGTAGCTAACATAGTCTTGAGGAAGAATTATATTTAAGCTAGATGGTATTGTAAGTTCTTGAGAGTGTATGCTTTTTAAAGTGTCATAGCTGAACTCTTGTAAGGATCTTTTAGCAAAAAATAATACATCTGATTTTTTAGCTGTTTGAATTATTTTACCATCACCAACATAACCAACTATAAAATTATCTATAGCATCGTTTAGTGTTATATAGCTGTAACTACCGTAATTATTTTCAACAGTATCGCCTAAGGCTTCTTCAGATGGAGAATCAGCATAATTACCACCATCTAATTTTTTCAATTGAACAACTAAAAAAACATCAGTAGGTAGATCACCTACTACTGTTATTGTGTTATCCTTAACAGTATATTCTGATGTATATTCTGTCCAGCTACCAGGATTTGGTAAACCTGTGGTGCTTGTGTATATTTTAAAATTATTTAAAGTATAATTTATGTCGCTAGGATCATAAGATCCAAAAACTAAATCTGTATCAAATGTAGTTGTGAAAGTTTGATTAGAAAAAGGAGCAACTCCTACACCTCTAAAGCCTTGAGCACCTTGATAATACTGTTGGTTTGTTTCTGTTATTAAACTCATTTAATTAAGATTTTTCGTTTATTTCAGTTTGTTGAATTTCTTGAGAAGCAACATTTATAACATTTGGATCGTTTACTATAACGCCACAATATTTTAATATTCTAATTATAATATTAGACTGTTCGGAAATATCTAATTCAAAATCTGTAGAATTAATAGAACTATAAATATAAGAATTATTAGTACTAATATTGAACCTCCAAAAAGGCGTGGCGGGTTTAAACAAAACATTAACTTTAACGGAGTTAGGTGCTGGATCTATATATAAAATAGGGGCAGATGAATTTACTGAAATAGAAGGTTTTGTGTAAAATAATGGATTTTTTTTTGTAGGTGCTGTTAGCTTAGATCTTGTTATCTTATTATAATCACTCTTAGTTACAAGCTGCGCGATTGAATTATCATTACTGCTACCCACATAGTATGAAACAACATCACCGATGTTGTATACAATTCTATTAGTCAATCCGTTTTCATCAAAAAGTGGATATATAAACTCATTTACATTAGCTCCGTTAGGTTCAAAATCAACCTCATCGATAAAAGGATTTAATTTGTATGATATATTTTTAAAAATATTAAAAAACTCAGTATCGTTTTGAGAGTTGTTTTGGTTTAATCTATTAACTTGATTTCCATCTGGAAAATATGATTCAAATATCTCATCTTGTACTTGCGCGGCTAAGCTATTAAATTCAGCTGGGGTTACATAGCCTCTTTGTTCTTTGTTTAATATATACAAGACTGTTTGATATACTGTATTTATGTTTACCGCCATTTTTATATTTTTATTATAATATAGTGGAGACTACTTTCGTAGTCCCCATCATATTAATATCACTTGTTTTTATAGTTTTTTCTCTATTGATCTAAAAACTTCAACACCTTCGTCTGTTTTTAAGAAAGCAGCGAAAGCTGAATATGGATTTTCATCAAACGGAACGTTCATTAATTTTCTACCATTTGATCCCCACGTAAATGTTCTTTGATCTCCAGAAAGATTTATGATTCCAGCTTCAGCAGCTCTAATAGCTATATTTCTAAGCTGAACATTATCATCATTAGCTAAAGCAACAAATCCTGTAGGATTACTTTTAGCAAATAAAAGTAAATCTCTTTTTAGTTCTTTTGAGCTCATTGTAGAAACAGCTGAACCAAGTTCAACTCTTAGAATAGCTTCTGCTTGATCTATATCTATTTCTCTAGCTAAGTTCATAGCATCTATTTGTGTTTCTAAAGTATCTAATTCGTCTTCAGCTACAGCTATAGAGCTATATTCATAATATCTTTTATCTTTATATGGGTGATATAGAGATAATAATTTTTGTAAATTTTGTTTTTCTTTAGGAACATAAAGTAAACCTTCTTTAAACATAATATGACCTAATGTAACCTCTCCTTTTTGTTCTTGAACAAAACAAGAGTTTTGATTAGTAGCATATCTTAATTCTTTTTGCTCTCCATTTTTTTCGTCAAACCAAAGAAGTGGATATCTAGAGCCGTGTCTAGAAGGCATTGTATATGTTAAAGGTGTTTTGTTACCTTTTAAAATGTATGTTCTATCTTTTATTTCCCAACTTGGTTTAGCTGGTTGTTTTGGTTCTACAGGTTTCTGTACAACCGGCTGAGGTGCAACCTCAACAGTTTCTTCTGCTTTAGCCTTTTTAGCCATGATATAATAAAATTAAATAGTTAATAATAAAAATCATGAGGCCGCAAAACGCGACCCCAAGATTTTAAAGTATAATTAAGCAGTAAACAATACAAAGTTGTTTGCTCCTTGTACAACCAAACATCTTTCAGAAAGGAAGTGTACTTCCATTGCGTCAAGATCTGAAGTGTAAGCTCCTCCTACAGAACCAGTGATCCAGTTTTTCATACGACGATCATCAGCTTGTGAAGCTCGGTAACGAACGTGTAAGAAAGGACGACGGATATTTGTTCCTAAGATTTGATCGTAAACAGTTGAAGTTCCAGCTGGTACTAATACACCATCAATACTAGAAGTTGTTAAACCTCCACGAGTGGAAGCATCGTTTAAATATTTCCAATCAGTTTTGTAGAAATCGTAAGATCCTCTACGGAAACCGCTAAATCCAAGATTTAAAGCCATTTCTTCAGAGTTTTCAAACAATCCATAAGCAGTACCACCTTGAGCACCAGCAGAAAGACCAGCAAGCATATCATCGAAAGATAAAGCAGTTTCTCTGTTTAAGAAAAGCATGTTTTCTTCGATAGCTCCTTGAGTATCTAGGTTTTTCAAAATAGAATCAAAGTCGTTTAATTGACCAGTACCAGTATTGAAAGCAGAAACTACGTTACCTCTTTCGTTAATAGCAGCAAAAAGACCTTGAGTACCTTTTACACCTACGGTAGATGTTCCACCTTTTAATTCACCTTCAACTACAGACATTTCTAGATAATCTTCAAAACGTAGTCTTGTTTCAGACTCAGCTTTTAAATACCATAAGAAACCACCTGTTCCGTCTTCAGTAGCAACTTCTACCCAACCGATTTGAGCAGTATCAGAACCGTTAACAGCATATTTGTCTTTGATGATAATTGGAGAGTTAGAATACTGAGTGAAAGAAGGCTCTACAGAGAGTCTGTCAGAATCAGTAGTTCCTTTTCCATATTCAGAACCATATACAAATATTTTCAAAGCAGGAGAACCTGTTACTAAATCAACTTCGCTAGGACTTAAAGCAGAAACAGCTTCCTGAGTGTAAGGCTTAACAGTTAATTCACCAGCTGCTAAAGAAGAACCTGGAGTTGCGCCAGAAGCAACAACATAACATTTAAGCTCGTCTCCATTAGCTCCATTAGTTACAACAATAGTTGAACCAGGAGATACTACATTTTCTACTAGAGTAGCTCCAGCTCCACCTACAGGAATAGTTAAAGTAGATACGATATTTGGAGTAGTTCCAGTTGAAGTAGCAACGACACCATTGTAAGATATGTGTAATCTATTTTGTTCAGACCAAACTACTTGATCAGAAGTCATAGGCATTTCAGCGCCTACCATTCGTAAAAATCCAGATAACGTTCTGTTTCCATAACGCTCTACCTCAGCTTCGTAGATTTCTGGTAAATATTGCTGAGCGAAATCGCTAGTACCATTTGTAAAGTTCAAATAGTTTGTTTCTAGCGCTTGTTGTGTTTGCGATGGTTTTATTGTTCCAAACGCAGGTGCTACATTAGCCATAATTTTTTAATTTTTAGTTTTTGAATTTTTTAATTTTAAGTTTTGTAGAATCAGCACCACTAATAGCTTTTACTTTAAAACCATTAATAAACACATCACCGTTACTAGTAGGTCTTGCTTTAGTGTCACTAAGATTTTTAGATTTACTAACAACCTCTTTAACAGCATCAGCTTTACCTTGTTCATAAAAGTGAGATGCGATACGATCTACATTTTCTGCAGCATACATAGCCTTGTGATAGCCAGAATAATCTTTAACAGAACCATTTGAATCAAGGAACTTCCCGATTAGGTTGTTAATATTAGACTGTTTCTCAGCGACAACGTCAGTGTTTTGAATTTTATACCTATACTTCTTTTCACCTACGCTAATATCGAAACCTTCGAAATCTTCAGTAAAAAGTTTTTTAGTATTATTTTTAAACTCTTCGTGCTGTTGTTTAGCTGTTTCCTGCTGCTTGTTATATCGATTGAAAAAGTCCATAGCTTTCTGAGCGTCAGGGTTTACATTTGATTTCAACTTGATATCAGCGTAATATTTATCCTTAGTCTCGTTTAAAAAGCGTCTGGCTTTTGCAACTTCTTCTTTAAATGCAAGTTTTTTCTTGCGTATATCTTTATCTTCATCTAAATCTTCATCGTATTGAAAATCTTCTAACAATAAATCAATATCTGAATTATCAAGATATGGTTTTTCTTTTTTATAATACTCTTTTAACAATGTGTTATCGTCTATGCTAGAGTAATCAGCATTTAATCTAACGTAGTCTTCTACGCTACCACCAGTCTCTTCCATAAAAGAAACTAGCTTTTCTATATTTTCAGGTAATTGCTTACCTAAAACTTTTTCATCTCTAATAGCTTCTTTAAGTTCTTGCTTTACTTCAGCTACTTCTTCAATAATTTCTATTGGAGATTCTACTGCTTCTTCGGTGGCCCGTACTTCTTCAACCACTTCTTCGCTGTCGCTACTGTTTTTGGGCTCTTCGATAATAACATTGCTATCATCTGTCTCTTGTGTTTGAACGGCATCTTCTTTTGGTATTTCGACTTTAACAACATCTGGTACAACTTTACCTTGAGCCTCTGGCTTAGTTAAGTCTACTTTAGTTACTTCGTCTTTTTTAACTAGTTTTTTAGGTGTAGTTTTCTTTTTACCTTTTAAGGTAAACTTACCTTCTTGTTTTACTTCTGTTGACATAATATAATATAATTTAAAAAAATGTTATAGCATTACATAAATGCTCCTAAACCTTGATCTGGTTCGTTTTCAAAGTCTATTGGCAAGCCATCGTTTTTTCTTTGACTTATCATTTCACTTTGTTGTGTCGCTTGTATTTTTGTTCTTTTGTCTTTGCGATCTTCTATAAACTGCTCTTTGTTTCTTTCAACTTGAATATCCATTTGCTTAAGCTGCATGTCATACTGAAACTGTCTTTCCATTTCAGCTTGCTTTATTTGAGCTGCAATTTGCATTTTCTGCATTTCCATTTCTTGCTTAGCTTTTTCAATATCAACTTTAGTTGATGCTATAGCCTCTTGTTTTTGAACTTCAGCCATAGCAGTTCTTTCAGCTGTTTGCGCTTGAGCATCTGCTTGAGCAGCGATATTAGCTTGTTGAGCTTTTTGATCACGTTCCATTTTAACCTTACGCTTAATCTTTAACATTTGATTAGCTAACTTAAGGTTTTTAATTTGACGTATATCGATAGCGTCTTCTAGGTCTATACCTCCAGATTGTAGAGCGACTTGTATGTTTTGCTCTAGCTGAGCTCTTTCTTCTTCATCGGGTTCTAGCTCTAAAAATATACCAAAATCATGTAGATTCAAGTTTATAACTTCATCTAGTGATTTTATATTGTAGGTTGATATAGAGTTTTGTAACGATGCTCTAGTCAGTGGAAAACGTAGTGCATCAGCTATTTTAAGCGATACATTTTCTGCTAGTTTAAGAGTTAAATATAAACTAGACTGAACAATATGTCTAGTCGCTACATTCGACGCGTTAGCGGCTAGTTTCTGTAAACCTACAAGCGTAGATTTATCAGGCACGCTACCGTCTCTAGCTTCGTTTAGTCCTGTCACGTCACGTATCATCTGTAAATAGTATTGATACGTCTGAATAAGACTTTGTATTTTACCACCACCACTAGAGCTGTTAAGTTCTTGAATAGGTACTTTACCGTGGTTTAATTCACCGTCTTGTGTTAAAGATCTACCTACAATAGAACCAGTTTGAAAATACATATTTAATGCTTCAGCTGGATTGTAGTTTGTTCCATTACCTAGATCAACCTCTGCTAAACCGTCCATATCAAGATAAACACCATCTGGCACCATTCTTGATAATACTTGTTGTAGTTTTAAATGCGTAATTTGAATCATATCAGCAAACCCAATACACTTACTAACAATAGATTCTATTCTACCCTTGTACATTCTAGGTGCACATATAGCATAATTCATAGCAACCTTAGTTGTGTCAGCATATGGTCTTGACATATTCTCAGCCAGCTCCCACTTAAGCATCGTGTCTGTTCCTAAAACTACAGCGCCATTGTAAAGAACCTCTATAGTTCTAGATACTCTTTCAAAGTTATCATTTTCTGGCGGATTAAATGTATCTGGCTTTTCAATAGCCTTCATTAACCCTTGGTCAGTTTGTTTTATTTTAAATACTTGATTGTGGTATGTTTTGTAATCAAAGTATAAAACTTGAACTGTATTCTCGTCGTATTGTCCCCAACCAGTTATATATGATTTATTACCTGGCATATTTTGTATACGCTCTAGTTCTTTTTCAGATATATTAGGAAACTCTTTTTTAAGTTCTGATATTGTTATTGATTTAACTTCACCAACATAATATATATCTTCAAAGTTAGGATCTTCTGTATAAGAATAAACCATATAAGAAGGGTCAACGTAATCAACCTTAACGCCTTCAGCTATATTGAAATTAGTTTTCGCAGCCGCAATACCTAATACAGTTAAATCCATGTTAAGTCTACGTCTAACTAAGTCGTATTTATTTTGTGCAAATACAGTGTTAATGCTTTCTTCTTCAGCTATTTCGATTGACTGCTTATAGCTTAATTGCATTTTAAGCTCCAACTCTTCTTTTGATTCAGGTATAACGTCAATGCTAGGTGATTGATATAAATCTATACCTAAAGTTTGCTTTACAGTTTCGATGTAATCTTTAGCTATCATATCCTCGTAAAGCTTAGAAGCATAATCTGTTCTTTTCTTTACTGACTGAGGATCTTGAGCATAAGCTTTAATATCGTAAGCTTTTTGAGATATACCGTTTACAACGATATCTACAAACTTAGATAAAATTGGTACTGGTTTCCAGTCTAAATTAAGATAAGATAAATCACCGTTAATAGATAATTCATCTTTATATTTTTGTATAGATTGCTCGCCTCGAGCATATAGTCTTAAGTTATGGAAATTATTCCAGTTAGTTAAATATCTATTACCATTAGTTCTACCTTGTCTAAACCACTCATACTCTATAGCTTGAGCAACTTGCTTTCCATATTCTATAGTGTCTTTTTCTTCGTTACTTACTACTTGACTAGGAAAAGAACTGTTGTTATTAGTGTAAACGTTCATTTAACTTATTATTTTTGATGTGTATCCACTGTTGTCATATCTTTTGATGCCTATGTCAACAGGTTCCGTTTTTCTTTTATTTATAGGTGTGTACCTATGTTTGTTACAAGCCATTAAAGCTAAACCTGAGCTAATAGATGCATCGTGAGATGTTCTATTATTAATGTTAAACTTAGCCCAGTCTTCAAGCGTTCTTTGAAAGTACATATCACCGTAACCTGTTTCTCTTAGTCCAACAAAGTTTTCTATGTAAGATTCTATAGCTGCAGCGTGTGCTTGTTTAATATCTTCACTAGAGTTTGGTATACCACCTATTTCTCTTTCTGTTACTGATAATTTATTTCTAGCTCTATCAGGTCTGTTCATTGCGAAACCTCTATAACCTCTTTTTCTAAAATAATATAGTAAACGAGGTTTATTATTTTCAGCTAGTATTGGCATGCCATAAAAAGCACAAGCCATTAAAACATCTTCAAAAAATATTTCAGCAGTTTGTGGTCTTGCTATATATTCTAAAAAGAAATGGTTTGGTGGTACGTCTTCCATTGAAAACTTTGTTAAACCGTGTAGAGAACCATTAGATCCTCTTTTATCAACTGTACCTGATATATCGTAAGGGTCACATCCAAAAGCACCTAAGTGCTCATTGCCAGGATAATAAACTCCTCCTTTATTTATTTTTCTATTTTGTAAATTAATACTAGGTATCCAACTAATTAAAAATCTACCGCTTTTATTTGGAGTAAAAATAACTCTAGTATCTTGCTGTCCGTTTTCCCATTGAAAACTTCCTTTTGTTACATTTATAGAGTTACGCATGTCTTCATTAAAATCTATTTGTTCGTATATTTTGGTTAGATTAAATAAAGATTGCTTTGTTTCATCTCTAAACGCGTGCTTTTCAGTGCGTGGAAACTGTCTGTAAAATTCATTTAAAGCATCTTGATCTTGCTTTAATCCTTCTACTTCGTTATCCCAGTATTCTATTACACCTATTTTTATTTTTTCACCTTGTGGTCCTTCGGCAGGTTTGGATGGAGTATTGAATACAGGTATTCCATAAGAATCAATGTATCCCTCGTAATTCCATTCCATAGGTATAAACAAAGAATATAATCCCGAACGAGTCTGCCCGTTGGCGTTTCGCTGAGTGACGTCCGAGTCATCATA